CAAATGCAAATGCTTCTCATTTTCTCGATAAATTCTGGACGGATTCCCATTAATGTAACATTATTACTAATGATTATTATTATTAATATTATTATTATTAATATTATTATTATTATATTATTATTAATATTATTATTATTATATTATTATTATTATATTATTATTATATTATTATTATATTATTATTATATGTATGTATAAGGTGGATTACACTTTCTTATATGCTCTCACTCTTTCTTATATGCTCTCTCTTTCTCTCTCACATCCTCTTTCATTCTCATTCTTATTCTTATGTTATTGATATAATTGAGAATTACTCTTATTTCTATTCTTATTCTTTCTTCTTTTCTTAACATTAGAGAAATAATGTTACATTAGACAATTTTTTTTGACGAAAGTTCCGTCAAAATGAAAAAAAATTTCTATTGTTTTCTTCAGCGTAATGTGCTATACACGCATGTGTTCTTTCTTTCGACCTACTCGATATGTTACATAAGACTTTCTTATAACTTCTATAAAAACATTTTATAGTAAAAGCTATTGCATTCTATTCTTACCTTTGCTTTAATGGACACAACGAAGAAAAGACGGCTTCCAAGCACACGGATTGACAAGCTAAAAAAGTCTTGCTAATCTGTAAGCAAGCTTGAGCAACAGGAAACTGGATGAAGCCTAGGGGGCTTCATAAGGTAGAAAACGGTACATACCATTCAGTTTCTTTTCCGATCATCCAGAAGTGGCCCTGATTGGATACGTTGACAAGCAAGAAAAAGTCATATAGTATGGACACTAACAAAGGCCGATAGTGCCTTGCTCTTTAACAAAGTATGCAAAAGCTTTATCCTCTACTGGTGAAGGCATATGCAATCAATGACAGCCTAATGGCATAGGCTGGCATGGAGAATTTACGAAGTAAATTTATCCCTGAATGAACTGATGGAATAGTTCAGTATTGATTGCATAGGCTGGATAGAGAGGCTGGACATAGCAAAAGGTTTAGTAATTACCCATGCCAATAACGTTTACGCCATTGGCTATGGATGATGAAAAGCAATTGATGCTAAAGCCTGCATACGAAAAAATCCTATATCCATGTTTACAGCATGTAAGAAGATGGCAAGCTTCGATATAGGCTGATGCTCTATGGTTCGCGACCTTAGATGGTAAACGTCAGAATGGCATCATAAGAAAAGACGATCAGATTATTCTTATAGCAGATTGTTGTTCAGTCTGCTATGTGGCTTAATCTGTAAGCCATATCATCCACGACAAAGAAGGCATTGCCATGAACATTTATAACATCCTGTCCGACAAAGAGTATGCCGTTTCTGTTTCTTTCTTTACAGGAAAGAAAGCCATCGAGCGTGAGGAGCGATATTTACAGTTCCTGTACAATTCCTTGCAGCGTTATCAGAAAGACACCAATGTATCTTTCCTTAACAACATCCTCATCAGCGCAAAGATTGCGGGGAAGGTGAGGGCAGTTAAGAAACTGATTGATGCAATCAAGCTGCACAAATTTGACAAGGAAAGCGGCCTGTTTGTTAGTGATGGCAAGCTCGATGAGAAAAAACTGGCTGCCCTTCGTGCTAATTGGGAACTCATCTTTGAAGAATGGTTGAATGGGGAAATCAAGGCAGAAAAGAAGGCAGCAGAATTTACGGAAGAAAAAGCATTTTCTCAGATTTTCAACATCATTAAGAAAATGCAAGAGGAACTCGGGCTTTCTGAATCTGAAGCCAAAGAACATATTATCCGCAAGCTGAACCCAGGCATGGCGTTCTAATGCCGGACAATTCAAACAAATAACAAGCCCGTAGCAATGCGGGCTTTTTTCTTTTAGGAGAAAAGAAATGCACATTGAAGAATGGGAAGAATACTCCTACCTCATGAGCATGGAGGAAGATTTCTCCATGCCTTGGATTGATCTTATCTACTATTTGGGAAAGGAATATTGGGCATGACATTGGAAAAATGGATGGACGCAGTGGCCATTGTTATGGGGTTTGTTTTGTGGTGCTCCATTATTGTGTGGATGTTCTGGGAAGCATCGGGAGGTGTTTAAAGGAAGAAGGTTTATCATTCTGCCGTTAGCTCAGGCGGACGTATCGGCTCGGCCTTCTAAGCCGTTGAAACCGTAACTGGACACATGAGAGTTCGAATCTCTCCGTCCGCGCCAATACCGAGGTACTCGTGGGAGTTTGCGCTCAAGAGGAAAAATATCCTTCCCTCAAAATTAAGCTCTAACTATAAAGCGGGTATAGCCCAATCGGAAGAGGCAAGGGATTTAAAATCCTTGCAGTGTGGGTTCGACTCCCACTACCCGCACCAATCCTGGGCCTATAGTAAACGAAACGAGGTGATTAAAAATGGACATTTCATTGGTCTATGAATTCTGTTTATCTTGGGCTATGGCAGCCTCAGACAAGGAAAAAGAGAAGATTTAAAAAAGACTTTCTCATTCCCGTTTGATGCCGATCAGGTTCGAATCCTGTTAGGCCCACCACATACATAGGGCTAAAACGCTCTATAAGCCATTCTAAGCGATTTTCCAGCTCTGCCCTATGCGATGGTATAGGGGAGGGTTATAAAACCCTTCAGAATGGCTCTCATTCATTTGGAGGAAACATGAAAGCTTGGCAAATGATTAGGAAAGCTTACAAGAAAAGGAACACTCAAGAGAGTGTTTTCCTTTTTGTTGAGGCTGTAGTAACATGGATTCCTGAAACCACTCTCCGTGATAAGTATAAGGAGGTGGCCGATTGGTGGAAGAAGTCGTTATTCTTTTGTAAATCGCTTGGTCTTGATGAAGATTTTGCGTACAAGTATCTGCTTCTTCCTTCTAAAGAGGAGAGATATGTCACATATTATCAATCCCTGAGCAAGATGCTGAAGGAAACCAGTGATGGAGAAGGGATTAGGACAAAAACAACCATTGGACGATTTCTAAACAAATTCACGGACATGAATCAGGAGGAGATTAAATCCATCTCCGAGAAATTCTCAGCAAAATATGGGAACAAGGATTTGTTCCTCATCCCTAACACTGACCCTGATGGATGGGAAGCTGTTTACGAATCCGCTGTAGGGTTCACGTCCTGTATGCAATATGCGCGAACTGATCGCTACCTTGACACAAGATGTTACGGGAAATTCCATCCTGTCCGGGCGTATGCCCACCCTGACAATGACCTAGCCTTGGCATATATGGCTAATAGGGAATGGGACAAGAACTTCGAAGGGTTTAAAGTGTATGCTCGATCCATTGTGAATGTTAAAAACAAGACATTCCTCCGTGTATACGGGGATGATTCTTTCGTTCATCTTCTTGAAAGCAAGGGGTACACGTTCTCGCCCCGTACCACTGACAATCAGAAGCTTAGAAGAATAGAAATAGAAATAGATAGGGGTGAAATTGTCTGCCCCTATCTCGACGGGAACATGAGAGAAGTGGAGGACATTGGCGACTGTTTGTTGATTGTTCATAACGGGTTCTCCACTTCCAGTACAGGGCTAATACAGCTTAACTGGGTTTGCCCTCATTGCGGGAATGTCCATGAAGACGAGGACGAAGCTAGAGTGTATGTCGAAGAGCATGATGAAGATAGGTGCGTCGATTGCGTCCATGACTCCTATCAATGGGGATATGTATACCGAGACGAAGAAGGGTGGATTAATAATGACGATGCCATCTGTATCGACGGAGAGTGTTATACGCTTGAGGCTACGCATTGGCATGGGTACTATTATTCAGAAGAGGAAAAGGAATGGATACATGAAGATTATTCTGTCTGGACTTCTCGCGGAATCATGAGCGTTAGTAACAATAGTGTCGTCAAGCTGGATATTGAAGACCCGGACGGGCATAATCATGCCCATGTTTGCGACACAATTAGTGCATGGGATGAGAGTGGAAAAGAGTACATTGTCCACGAAGACACCAATCTCGAAGATCACAACCTGTTCGACTACAACCCTACCCAGGAAGAGAAAAATGAACAAGCTTATTGATATTCTCAGTCATGCACGTTGCCATGGAAGTGACGGAGAACGCATCATCATCAACAAATACATCATGCCTCTCAATCCTGTCATCATTAGGGACAGTGCAGGAGAACACATGGCATACATTGTAGAGGTCGGGGAGGGTTCTACAATTCTATGGTCATGTCACACTGACACTGTGCATTTTATGCACGACCCTGTGGTTACTCCCGTAAAGCAATCCGTAGGCGTTATCAAGAGCGGAGGGAATGTAATCCTTGGGGCTGATGATGGAGCAGGGATGTGGCTCCTCTTAGAAATGATTGAAGCAGGGGTGGAGGGAACATACATCTTCCATCGTGGAGAAGAATGCAGAGGCATCGGCTCTTCATTCATGGCAAAGCATCATGAAGAATGGCTATCTTCGTTCACTCATGCCATTGCTTTCGACAGGAAAGGGACAGATAGCGTCATCACTCATCAGTTCGGACGTTGCTGCTCTACGGCATTCGCCAATGAGTTCGGGGACTTTGTATACGAAGCCAGCAACTACACCATCAACCTTCGCCCTGATGACACTGGCATCTTCACGGACACAGCCAATTATGTAGGAATCATTCCTGAGTGCACCAACATCAGTGTTGGGTATTACAATGCCCATACTCTTAACGAACACCTCGACCTGTTCTACCTCCTCACTCTAAGGGATGCTATGACCAAGGTTAGGAAAGTGGAGTTTGGTGTGTACGAATCAGGGAATTATTCTGATGATATGAGTATGTCATTCATTGAACATATTCCAGAGTATGCTGTGTATAATGAATTGCAAGAGATGTTCTCAGGGATGGACTATGACTCCATCCTTTATTACATCACGAAGCATCCTGAAGACTTGGCATATTTGATTGAAAGGTGGGTAGCTTAAATGAAAATCAAAACAAGGGAAAAGTGGAAATCCCTGATGAATTGCTAGCCTAACGATAGCCATTCTAAGACATTTAAACTCACTACCCTAAGCCATCGTATTCCTTCAATTGGAAAATGGCTTAGAATCCTTCTCCGTTCGTTATAGGGCGTTCGCAAGCTGTGCTTGCTCCTAAAGAGGGCATTATCATGTCGTACAATGGTTGGTCTAATCGAGAAACATGGCTCATCTATCTCTGGTTTAATCCTGAAAGCAGGGAAGACGTAGAGCACGCTGAGGAATACTTCTGGGAAGTGTACGAAACACTTCCTAACTTCATGAAGGATTTCGTATCCACTGACATCGATTGGGATGAGTTGAAAGAACCTTTTGAAGAGGAAGAAGAGGATGAAGAATATGATTGGTGATGATGTATTTAAAGGGGGTCTTCTACAACCAGAAGAATATGACGAAGAAGGAAACAGGATTGTTTCCTCTTTGGCTAGGCAATTTCTTCCAGAGGATGTTGTAGAAGCTGTGAATGATTGGTATAAAAGAGAGAAGAAAGAAAATGGACTGCTCAAAGATTGTTGAACGAAATGTCTTCTTGGAAGGGCAGAACATTGCACTAAGGACAATAGTTAGCGCACTGATCGGAGAGTCAAACCGTAACCCATTTTGTTCAATTGGGCATTGGGTAGAGCATGGGCCTTGCTCTGAAATTATATCGGAGTTCAACGACTCACAGAAGAAAGAGTACGAGAAAGTGTTAGCAGAAGTAGCAGGAATGGTGAATAAGAAATGAACAACATTGATGAAAAGCTATTCAGTTTCATTATGGGAATCTTCGCAGGAATGCAGGATTATGTTTCAGCATCAAAGGAAGATATGGATGATGCAAAGGTGAATGGGTATTTCGCTGGAACAATCAGGGCAGAGGCAGAGCATGCTTTTGCATCCATGATTCTGAAGGATATGCTCGATAGCTGGAACATCTATCTCCAAGAAAACCCTGATGTAGCTGAACGTCTACAAACATTGCACGACATTCATGACATTGAACAAGCCCCTACGATTCATTGAGGTCTATAATGAAGGCTGAATACATTGACCACATGGGCGACGACCTTCGAGTTGTCAACGCAGCACGAGTTAGCTTTGATAAGGGGAGTGACTGGGATGTAGAACTTTTGCCGGGGTTTGAAAACGATGCTACAATTTATAATAAGGTTCTAGAAGAAAAAGATGAGAAGCTCATCTCCTACCTCGCCAAGCACAACCATTGGACTCCATTCTCTCATCCTCAGATCACAATGAGGGAAACTGTTCCGATTTTCATAGCTAGACAGCGTTTCAAGCATATGGTAGGGTTCACATACAATGAAGTGAGCCGACGATATGTAGATGATGAGCCTACATTCTACACTCCTGATGTATGGCGCTCTCGTCCAGAAGGGAGTGTGAAGCAGGGGAGTGGTAAAGACGAAATTGTGTGGGTAGAAAACGATTATTGGGAAGGATATATTGACGAAGGTTATAAAAACCTTCTCGAACAAGTAAGAGAATTTTATAATGCAATGATTGATTCTGGAGTTGCCCCTGAGCAAGCCAGAATGATTTTGCCTCAATCCATGTACACTTCCTATTATGTCACAGGAAGCCTTGCAGCATGGGCAAGGGCATACAAACAACGCATTGACAGCCATGCTCAGAAGGAGATTCAAGACTTGGCTAAACAATGGGACGACATTATCCGTCCTCTTTTTCCTATTAGTTGGGATGCTCTTGTGTCATGAGCAAGATCGTAGGCGATAGCGCATGTCCTGCCTGTCGTTCACATGGACGTGACAAAACAGGCAACCATCTTATTCACTTTGATACAGGCTGGAAATATTGCAATCGTTGTGGATACAAGGAAGCCCCTGAAGGCTATACAAAGCAAGAGGAATATAGCAAATTGAATATTGAAGACGTTCTTAAATTCACACAACAAGCCATCGTTCATCGTATGCTTGGCCTTCCTTCTGTAGAGCATTACAATGTTCGCATTGCCTTGTCTGAGGAAACAGGGGAGCCTGACGAAGTGTACTTCCCTGTGTACACTACGGATGAGACCCTGATTGGGTGGAAGGCTAGGAAGTATGAAGGCAAGCAATTCCTTCCATCCGTAGGCACTTGGAAAGGCAAGGAGGTGATGCTGTTTGGGCAAATGCAATGCCCTAAGAGCGGGAACAAACTCCTTATCACTGAAGGAGAATACGATGCAATGGCAGCTTGGCAGATGGCAAAGGAGAAATATCCTCAGTATGATCCCTGTGTTGTCTCTGTCCCTAATGGGGCTTCTGCTGCTGAACGTGACGTAGCAGCTAATTTGTCCTTCATTGCAGGGTTCAATGAAATCATCCTAGGGTTTGATCAGGACGAGGCAGGAAGAGCCGCTGCTGCTAAAGTGGCGAGTTTGATTGGTAACAAAGCTAAGATTATGAGGTGGTAAAATGAAAGTGTACCCTGTAAAATACGTAGCGTATGATGAAGTCGAGGAATTAGTGTGTAAAGTGGAGGCAATTGACGAAGCTGTTGCAGAAGTGACGATATGCACAGCAGTGACTGTTGACTCTTGAAAAGAAATTAGTGAAGAAATTCTTAAATGTCTTATTGAAATGAAACTAGGTGAGGTATGAAAGACATCAATGACCTTCTCCTAAACAATAGCAAGGCTAGGTTTTGGCAAGCCTATTTCGGAGCCAAGCCGTATGCTCCTGAGGGGATTGTATGCGGGGATGAGTTGTGGGATGAGTACATTGCCTACCTTTCCCATCGTAAGCAATCCTCTGTCAACTACCCTTGGGAAAAGCTGACAGAAATGACAGGAGGCATTAGGAAGAAAGAAGTGGTGTTGCTTACGGCAGGGTCTGGCGTAGCCAAAACTACGTTCGCAATGGCCATCCACTCCCATCTCATGCTGAAAGGGCACAAGGTTGCTGGCCTCTACCTAGAATCTTCTCCAGCCCTTACAGTGATGGACATGCTCTCTCCGTTCGTAGGAACCAACCTTCGATACAATAAATCGGAGGTGAGCAGTGATGAACAGCATCAAATATTTGTGGAGAATTTCAAGGACAAACTGTTCCTTATGTCTAACAACTGGAAGGGGGAATGGGAGAGCGTCAAGAAGGACATCCGTTATTTCAGGACAATGGGTTGTGAATACATCATCCTAGATCACATCTCCCGCCTTGTCTCAGGCATGGAAACAGGGGATGAACGAAGGGCATTGGACAACATCGCTCATCAACTCAAAGCCTTGTCTGAAGAACTGAATGTTGGTATTATTGCCATCTCCCATTTGAAGCGCCCTGAAGGGAAGGCCCACGAAGAGGGAGGACAAACGTCCCTTGCTCAACTCCGTGGCTCTGCTGGTCTGGCACAGCTTGCTGATATTGTCATTGGCCTAGAGCGTAACGGGCAGGCTGAGGATGAACGCATCCGTAACACTACAACATTCCGCATCCTAAAGAATAGGTATCTCGGCTTAACAGGGAAGGCGGGGCAAGTATTTTACGACAAGGACACAAGCAGACTTGAGGAGATTTTTGAAGATGTTACAGAAGAAAGCGAGGAGACTGACTTCTAATGGATGAAAAAAGACAACACCCTATCTATACGGACTATTTTGTAACCAAGGACGGTGAAATATTTGGGACTAAAAAGAGATGAATCTGATTTTTGACATTGAAGCGAATGGCTGGAGAGACACAGCTACGGCCATTCATTGCATCTGTACCCTTGATATTGACACTAAAGAAGAGAGGAGTTTTTATGCTGGAGCCGGACGAGGACGAGAGATCGAAGATGGTGTGGGCTACTTGCTTGCTGCTGATAAGCTTATTGGTCACAACCATATCAATTTCGACCTTCCCCTAATCAGGAGACTTTACAATGTCCCACAGCTAGGTCACTACCCACAAGTGTATGACACTATTATCGCCTCACGCCTAGCCTATCCAGACAGGATTGGAGGGCATTCCCTCAAGGCATGGGGCAAGCGTCTCAAGTTCTACAAGGGAGATTTTGCTGAAGACGCAGCAGAAGATGTATGGGACACGTTCACTCCTGAAATGCTGGAATATTGCCAGCAGGACGTAAGGGTGACGGAGAGGGTCTATCATGCTGTCCAAGAAGAACTTAAAGACTTCTCTCAGCTTTCAATTGACATCGAACATCGTGTAGCTGAAATCATTACACAGCAAGAAATCAATGGTGTTCAGTTTGATATGGCGAAAGCTGTTGCCCTTGTAGAGCGTATTGAGAATGAACGTGCTTCCTTGTACACACAAATCCGTCCCTTCCTGTCTATGGAGTATGAAACAGTAGGAGAGCATCTTAGACGCATTTTCAAGAAGGATGGCACCTACCATAAGGGTGTCGCTGATTGGNTGGCTCAGAATCCTTCTCAATGCGTTTTAGGGCCATTCACGAGGTTGGTTTGGAAAGAACCTGACATCAACTCACGAAATAAGCTCATCAAACAGCTTCTGAGGATGGGTTGGAAGCCATGCACATTCACTGACAAGGGCAGCCCCAAGCTCACATACAAGAATGAGTTTAATGAAGTTGTGCCTGTCCCTTCCCTAGAGGAATTTGAATTTGGAAAACTCATCGCACTCTACTTCGTCTACGGCCACAGACTTGGCCTTGTTAAAGGACTTATTGAAAACGTTAGGGCTGATGGTAGAATATCGGCTCAAGCAATTACCAACGGAACTAACACAGGAAGAATGCAACATCGCGTGGTTGCAAACTTCCCAAGAGTTAAGAGCTTTCTTGGACACGAGATTCGGGAGCTACTCTGCGTACCAGCAGAAAGGGCTATGGTCGGAGCGGATTTGTCAGGACTCGAGCTCCGAACTCTCGCCCATCGAATGAACGATGAAGAGTACACTCGTAAACTTCTTGAGGAGGATATTCACACTGTCAATCAACATGCTGCTGGATTGCCTACAAGAGACAACGCTAAGACCTTTGGCCTTAATAGAGGTCTATAAACTCATTGAATTCAGGGGAACTCTTATTGATTAAGACAATCCTGAGCGAAGCTTTCCAATCTCATAAGCCTTCTTATTTTAGGAGGTATTATGAAAACATGCAGAATCTGTGGAACAGAAAAACACGAATCGAATAAAATACAATGCAACGCCAGAAGAACTTAGGCTTATTGCAGATTGGATTGAACGTGCAACGACTATCCCGGAAGGGAGTAGGGTCGAGTGACCCGAAGCGGTGAGCCTCTAGAAATAGAGTGATGATATAGTCTGATCTATACGGCGACGTATAGCTGGATTAAATATCCGGGGGGAGATTAACGACCTCCCCTGAACATCAATGTATTTACGGCTTCTTGTACGGAGCAGGGGATGCCAAGATCGGTACAATTGTAGGAGGTAGCAGCAAGAAGGGTAAACAACTGAGAGAACGTTTCCTGTCTCAGCTTCCAGCCCTTGACAAACTCATCAAACAAGTTAAAATGGCCTCCAAGAGAGGCTTCCTTAAAGGGATCGATGGAAGGAAGTTGTGGATGAGACGTGATGAAGAAGGGGATGTAAAAGATCATACAGCCCTCAATGTTCTTCTTCAGTCTGATGGATCAATTATTTTCAAAGTGAGCTTGTTGTATGTTGACAAGTTCATCCTAAAGAGGTATAATGATGTAAAATTACTTATTAGCTACCACGACGAACTTCAACTAGAAGTTCCTGAACATTTAGCAGAGGAAGTAGGAAAGAAAGTGGTGAAGTGTTTTGAAGCAGCAGGAAAGTTCCTGAAAGTTAATTGTCCCATCTCTGGGGAATTCAAGGTTGGTAAAAACTGGAGTGAGTGTCACTAATGACCGAAATTAAAGAGCTATATGAGACAGTGTATCACGATACCTATGTTGATTACGTATTTAAAGGATATATTGAAAAGTATCCTCAAGAGGAAGGCATTATTTGCGTTATACATGGGCATGAAGTAATGAAACTCTGGAAAGAAGAAGCTGAAGCCCTTATTGAGCTACTCACTGTACTGAAGGAGAAAGTGTAATGAACGCTAAACAACAAAAATATCTGGTTGATCGTATTAACGACATTTCTAGGGAGAAGAGATATAAGATTGAAATGAAATGTTTCCTAGTAGATTCTGAAAAATTTATTGAAGACGTTAATAAATGCCTAATTAAACCGATTGTAAAAACAAATTGATAAATACAAAGACCTTTATCTTGTTTTTAACTATAATGAGGCATACAAAGAAGAAATGGATGCTTTTGAAAAGGAGAAAAATGAGAAACTGAAACGGCTTAAAGATCATACTCAGAGATGCATTGACGAAGTAATGCTTGGCGACTCTGAGAACGCATTTAACATTCTTAAATCATTTGAAGAATTTGGAGAATAAGTATGTCCCTTAAAATCAAACAATCTTCTGCTAAGAAATCCAATGGCCGTGTAGCAGACGGCACCTATCTCGCCCGTATTGTCCAAATCATTGACATGGGTGAGCAACTGCAAACTGACTACGCCACTGGCGAAGCTAAGACATGGAATGATGGCAAGCCCATGTACAAGCCCGAAATCATGGTGACGTTCGAGTTTCCCTCTGAACGCATCGAGATTGACGGAGAGAGCCGCCCTCGTTGGCAGAGCAAGAATTATGTAGCTTCCCTCCACGAGAAGAGCGCATTGTTCGGACTCATCAAGGCAGCAGACCCTAAAGCCAATCCCAAGGCTTACGACGTAGCAAAACTGATTGGTAAGCCTGTAATGGTGACTGTTGGCTCTACATCTTCTGGCAATGCCAAGATTAGCAATGTTGTAGGCGTCCCTGCTGGCATTCCTGTTCCAGCCCTTGAGAACGATCCTAAAGTGTTCGACATGAACGAGCCTGACATGGAAGTGTGGGATAACATGCTCAAGTGGGTGAAGGACAAGATTAAGGAGTCTCCTTCCTTCCGTGGCTCTAAGCTGGAAGAACTTGAACTCTCTCCTGAACATGAATCTCGCCCTGTTTCCAAGAAGAAGCCAAAGCTTGAGGAAGAGCAGGAAGATAGTTTTGAAGATGAAATCCCGTTCTGATAAGGAGTTATCATGAGCAGAAGCATGAAAGAGTTTGAGTTTGAGTGGCGTGGCATTGAGTTTGTAGCCACTGATGTTTCCTACTACCCAGGAAGTCCGGGGCGTATGTACATGAGTAATGGTGATCCCGGCTATCCTCCTGATCCCGCTGATGTAGACTACAGTGGCATCTTCCTCTCATGTGACACTTCCTATTCCCTCAATCTCCTTGAGATTGCAGAGAATAAGTATTGCGACAGGTTGGACGAAGCCCTGTACAATGCCATCGTTGATTATTACAATGATGCTGGAGAATTTTATGATGAGGACTTCTAAATGAGCAAGCACACGCCGGGGCCGTGGGCTGTAAATCGCTACATCACTTCAGGAAATCAGTCCCTTGGATTCCATATCACAGGCCCGCGTGATGGCAGCGTGTCGCCTGTATGCGTTGGCGAAGATACCGGATATGGCGAGATTGACGCCAACGCCCGCCTTATCGCAGCCGCTCCTGAGTTGCTAGAGGCGCTGAAGAAGGCAGTAAATCGCCAAGGGTTTACTAATGCTGAGTTAATAACAGCCCGAGCCGTTATCGCAAAAGCAGAAGGAAATTCCTAATGTCCCTTAAACTAAAGGCTAAAGACAAGCCAACAGCGAAAGACGGACAAGGGGCAATTCATGGACGAGTTGCAATTATCGACGCTGATCCTCTTGTCTATCGTATTGGCTTTGCCTGCCAGAAAACCATCCACACCAAGGACGGAGTGGATTTTAGAAACAAGACGGAGATGAAGGAGATTCTAGGAGAGGATGCAGAAGCAGACAGCACAAGAGTGGAAGTGGAGGACAAATCCCATGCCTTTCACTCTGTCAACCTCATCATCGATACAATCCTAGAAGAAACTTCTTCTTCACGTTACGAACTCTATCTCACTGGAAAAGATAATTTCCGTAAAGAATTAGCTGTAACGGCTGAATATAAAGGAAACAGGAACAAGCTACATAAACCTGTCCTTTATGACGAGATAAGAAACTTCCTCATTAACAGGCACAATGCCATTGTCATTGACGGAATGGAAGCAGACGATATGTGCTCCATCCGCCACACTCAGGAGAAAGACTGTGTTATTTGTTCAACAGACAAAGACCTTGACATGCTTCCCGGCCTTCATTACAATTATGCCAAAGCGAGGCTTTACATGGTGGAATGTAAAGAAGGAATGTTAAACTTCTATTCCCAAATCCTTACAGGGGATACAACGGACAACATCAAAGGGATTTATGGGATTGGAAAGAAGAAAGCTCAAGCCCTCCTAGCTGGATGTGAAACAGAAGAGGATTGTTTCCATGTAGTTATGCAAGCATACAATGATCATTATGGAGAAGAGAAAGGTATCGAGCGTCTCTCTGAGACAGCAGCCCTCCTTTGGATGCTGAGAGAAGAGAAAGAGCTTTGGACTCCTGAGTTAGTGGGGAAGTATTACTGATGAAAGTGCTAGTAGCTTGCGAATACAGCGGGGTTGTTAGAGAAGCCTTTAGAAAAAGAGGGCACGACGCATGGAGTTGTGATCTACTTCCGTCTGATGACAACTCCCCATATCATTATCAAGGAGACGCCTTTGATATTATTAATGAAGGATGGGATTTAATGATCGCCCACCCTCCTTGCACTCATATTGCAGTTAGCGGAGGCAGACATTTTGAGAAAAAAAGAAAAGATGGAAGACAGCAAGAAGGTATTGATTTATTCATGAGGTTTGTTAACGCGCCTATCCCAAAAATCGCTGTTGAAAACCCTGTTTCCATCATGTCTACAGTGTATAGGAAACCGGATCAATACATTCACCCGTATTATTTTGGAGACCCTGCAAGTAAGAAAACTTGCTTATGGTTGAAAGGATTGCCTAAACTTCAACCTACGAATATTGTAGAACCTGAGAAGATTGTAAATAGTAAAGGGAAGGTGTATGACAAATGGTGGTATGAAACCTGTTCCCTTCCTCTTTCGATTCGTGGAAAAGTGAGAAGCAAAACATTCCAAGGCATTGCTGATGCGATGGCAGAACAATGGGGAAATTATGATGAATGAGGAAGATGATTTCGAAATTGATGAACTGAGCTTAGAGGATTGGGTGAGAGAATTTCCTGATCAAGCTGCCAAGGCAATCAGGAAGAAATCCTTTCTTCTTGACGAAGTGATGGGAGTTAATCGATAGATTCAGCGTCTTTGTCGCTGGATTGAGTTTCAAGTGGAGGACAACTGATGTACACGCTTAAAATTGATTATGATGACGCTCAAAAGATTGTTGTCAGCATCCTAACTGATTTCTTTGATGATGTAGTTAATGGTTCCTATTGTGAAAATGAGGAAGAGCGTATTGAGCTTGCTGAAGCTCTGATGAGAGTACTTCAGCACTTTACAGTTTTTGAACAAATGGCAGAAATTATTGAAAAGGTGTATGACCTATGATTGAGACAACTACTGTAGTTCGTTTCACCAACGAATACGATAAGGTGATGTTGGAGCTAAACCTCACTGACCAACATTGGTCTATTGAAAACGGGAACGATTACGAAATGAACACCCTAGTGTCATTAGCAGACCTTGTAATGCTTAAAGAAGACCTCGAAGATTGGATTGAGCAGAAAAAGAAAGAAGTGTGGAAATGAGCAAAAGAACTCCTCCTTGCAAAGCCCATCCAGAATGGACTGAGGCCCGCTGTAGGCAGTTTGTACGCTCTGCATTACGTTCGGCATGGCAGAGGTGGCCTCCTAAGTGGGAAGCTCTCAGAATGGCTTCAAAGCCCGTTAAAGGCAAGAGGTACAAGACAGAGTATCAATGTGCCCATTGCAAGGAATGGTTCAAGGCAGCAGAAGTTCAAGTGGATCACATTGTTCCAGCAGGAAGTGACGCTGATTGGAACAAATTCATTGAAGGACTTTTTGTAGGGGTTGATAAACTTCAAGTGTTGTGTAAACCATGCCATGCCATCAAGACAAAGAAAGAGAGGAAGAAATAATGGAACAGCTTGAATTGTTCTATTCATACCCTGAGAAGGATATGTTTGACTATGATGTCAAGAGTTTTTGTGACTACTTGGACATTGTGCAAACACACATCTACCATATGAACAAGGCCAAAGGCTTTTGGGACACTGAACGAAACAAGGGAGAGCAGATTGCCCTGATTCATTCGGAGCTTTCTGAAATGCTGGAAGGATTGCGACATGGTAATCCTCCCGATGATAAAATCCCTGAATTCACTTCCGAAGAGGCAGAACTTGCCGATGTTATTATCCGTGCTCTGGATTATGCTGGTGGTCATGGTATTAATCTCGCTGGAGCGTTGATGGCAAAGCTGTATTACAACATGTCTCGTCCAGATAAACATGGGAAATCATTTTGAACATCTTGCTTTTCGACGTGGAAACAGCCCCTAACCTTGGCACCATTTGGTCGCTGAAGACAGGAGGCTACATTGGCGTACACAACATCCTAGAAACTTCAAGGGTTATGTGTTACGCTGCTAAATGGTATGGCTCTGAGGAAATCATTTTCGATAGTGAATATTCTTCAGACCATTACGATGTTGTACGGAGTTTGTGGCAACTGCTTGATGAAGCGGACGCTGTAGTGACGTACAACGGAGACAGATTTGACAGAGGGGTAATTAATCGTGAGTTTCTACTATATGGTATGGCTCCACCATCCCCATATCACTCTATTGATCTGCTAAAGGTTGTGAGAAAGCAGTTCAAGTTTGTAAGCAATAAACTCGATCACATTGCCAAAGAACTTGGGATTGGTCAGAAAGAACAGCATGAAGGACATGAACTCTGGCTTAAGTGCATGAACAAGGATGCAGAAGCATGGAAGACAATGGAGAGATATAACAAGCAGGATGTCCTCCTTCTTGAAGACCTTTACGACCATCTCCTTCCTTGGATCAAGAATCATCCCAATCATGGGCTGTATACACGTTCAGAAGAAATGTGTTGCCCCAACTGTGGATCAGTGCATTTGAAGAAGAACGGGATTGAACACACTCGTACTCTCTCCTATCAGCGCTATCGTTGTAAAGGATGTGGATGTAATGTCAAAGGAAAGTCTTCCATCTTGACAAAAGAGAAAAGTGGTGCTATCCTTACACAATGCTAATCCTCTCCCTAACCCCTGAGCTTAAACGATTCTTAGGGGTGTATAAAGACAAGATAGAAGTAGTAGTGATTAAGGAGACTAAACATCTCCTTCTTTTGTCTTATGGGCAGACAAAGTTCTTCATAAGGAAGAAAGACCATGAGTTGGGATGAAGATAGAGTTGATATTATTGGGCAGAATGGAAACGAAGGGCTTCATTACACGCCCTATTCGCTTAACATTGATATGGAATACCCTCCTCACATTGTAATAGAAAGCTGTCTAGACAAGAACGTAGAAGCAGTTAAGGCAGCGTTCACGGAAAGAGCAAAGAGAGGGTATGAGAAGTATGGCACTACAACAGAGCGTACAGACATCGACCTGAAAGGATGGCTACAGCATTTGCAGGAAGAACTCATGGATGCTGTAGTTTATATTGAACGTATTAAAAAGGAATTAAAGTGATTTACATTAGTTGTCCAGGACTTGTAGCTAGGAAAATCCTAGCTTGGGAGATGTTTGCTGGAATGTTCACTGTCCTTATCTTGGGCAGCGTTTCTATCAATCTAGGAGATATTTCTCTTGTCAACAAAGAAGAAGAATAATAAGGCTTATTTCACCCCTATCAACCAGAAGCAGGAAGAATATCAGAAAGCAATCATAGAGAATGACGTAATCTTTGGAATTGGTCCTGCTGGTGTAGGCAAGAGTTATGTGGCTGCAATGGAAGCAGCCATGTCTCTTGATGAAGGGAGCGTAGCTCGCATCATCCTTGTACGCCCTGCAAGAGAAGCAGCAGGAGAAAAGCTAGGCTATCTCCCCGGTACAGCAGAAGAGAAAGTGGAACCCTACTTCTTCCCTATTCTTGATAGCTGGTCTGATGTATGGACTCCGGGCAAGGTGGACACTCTCATTGGAGAAGGACGTATTCAATACTGGCCTGTAGCCCATCTTCGAGGACGTACATTCCGCAATGCTTTCGTCATTGTTGATGAACTTCAGAACCTCACCCTTCAACAACTCTATCTAGTGTTGACACGATTTGGAGAAGGGAGTAAGATGGTGCTGGATGGAGACTGGAGACAGTCCGATCTTCTCAAGCACGAGACTAACGGAAAGAAGCTTGTAGAAGCTTTGGTAGGAAAGAATGGTATTGCCCATATTACATTCTCTACAGAAGATGTGATCAGGCATCCCATTGTAACTAAAGTTATTGAGTCTTATGAGGAGTTGTATGGAAATGGTTAAAAGTAATGTAGTTGATTATGGCTTGGACTCCAACCTGTCAGAATTCGGAGCCATTACGCTCAAGGAGCGTTATTTGACGGAAGGAGAGGTAAGCCCACAGGATGCTTTCTGGAGAGCAGCAGCGGCCTTCTCAGACAGCCTAGAGATGGCTGAACGAATGTACAAGTATGCCTCCCATCAATGGATGACGTTTGCAACCCCCATCCTGTCAAACGCACCTGTACGAATTAAATGGGACGAAGGAGTTAAATGGTATGACCAATTTGAAGCGGACAACTATAGCAAAATCCCTCGTGGGCTTCCTATCAGTTGCTTTCTTACTTATGTTGACGACAGCATTGACGGCCTTAATTCTCACACTGTTGAATCAAGAGCACTATCTGTTAGCGGCGGTGGTGTTGGTGCTCACTGGAGTAATGTGCGGTCTATTTCTGATAAGTCTCCGGGAGTCATTCCGTTCCTGAAGACACATGACTCCGATGTTCTAGCCTACCATCAAGGAAAGACTCGTAGAGGTGCATATGCAGCCTACCTTGATGTAAGTCATCCAGACATTGAAGAGTTCTTGGTGATGAGAAAGCCTACAGGTGGAGACATCAATCGCAAGGCTCTCAACCTGCATCATGGCGTTAACATCAATAACAAGTTCATCAAAGCTGTAGAAGAAGACAAGCGATGGGATTTGATTGATCCTGCCAGCAAGAAAGTGGTCAAGACAATCAATGCTCGTGAATTGTATTTCCGTATTCTGGAAACAAGGCATCAAACTGGAGAGCCTTACATTTGCAACCTTGACGCCATCAACGACGCTATGCCAGAAGAACTGAAAGCGCAAGGGCTGTATTGCCACGGATCAAACCTCTGCTCAGAAATCACCCTGCCTACAAGCAAGGACAGGACAGCAGTATGTTGCCTCTCTTCCGTAAATCTGGAGAAATACGATGAGTGGTGTCATGATGTCAACTTCATTGCTGATATTGTTCGTTTCCTTGATAATGTGCTTGAATATTTTGTTATTCATGGCAATAGCCTTGAAAAAGCAGCCTATTCTGCGTACATGGAACGATCCATTGGTATTGGGGCTTTGGGGTTCCATGCCTACCTTCAAAAGAACATGATTCCGTTTGAAAGCGCCTTGGCATCAGCAGCCAATCGCAGGATGTTCAAGCACATTAAGGACAAAGCCCTTGAAGCAACTTACGCCCTTGGTAAAGAGCGCGGTGAAGCGAATGACATGGTGGGTAGCGGCAAGCGTAACGCTCATCTTCTTGCTATCGCCCCTAATGCTTCTAGTAGCATTTACGGCAACACTTCTCCTTCAGTAGAGCCTTGGAAAGCTAATGCCTTCTCACAGCGTACAAGCTCTGGCACGTTCTTGGTGAAGAATCGCTATCTTGATGAGCTTCTGAAAAAGAAGGCAGGAGAGAAAGAGGCAGACAGGCTGTGGAAATCGATCCTCACTAATCGAGGAAGTGTTCAGCATCTTGACATCCTTGACCAATACGAGAAGGATGTGTTCAAAACTGCTATTGAACTCGATCAGAATTGGGTGGTACAGCATGCCCTTGACAGGCAGCCCTTCATCTGTCAAGCTCAGTCCATCAATCTGTTCTTCCCGGCTGAAGTGGATATTTCCTATCTCCATTCCGTACACTGGAGAGCAATCAAAGGGGGGCTGAAGACCCTCTACTATCTCCGTTCAGAAGCCATCACTAGGGCTGAGAACGTAAGCGTACAGATTGAGCGTGATTTCATCACTGACCCAGACGAGTGTTTATCATGCAGTGGATAACACCTTATCTTATAAAGAGGTTCGAAGACAAGTTTTAACCTATAACAGAAACTGGTTGTTGGATATGGACTGCCAGTCACCATGAACGAGGTTATGGGCTATTCTACACAGGAAGAAAGATTAAAGCGGGCAAAAATGGAATTTGCTCATAGGGTTTCTTATGAAATATACAAAAACTACTCTCCAAAAGAAGGAGAAGAAGTTTGTCATGTTTGCGATAATCCTTCTTGTGTAAATCCTGACCATTTGTTTATAGGCTCTCACACAGATAATATGAGAGATATGATGTCTAAAAACAGATGGGTTACTCCAAAAGAGAAAGTGACTAAAGAGCAGGTTGATGAAATGATAAAACTAAGAGAAGAAGGTGTGATGATTAAGGATATTGCCGATAGTTTTAAAATATCACAAAGTCACGCCTCTAGGCTTACTAGGGGATTAAGAAAGTATTACAACGAGAGCTGACAAATGACAATCAAATACATTGACCCACCCTCTGGGTGGGCTTATGGGTTCCCGAAGGAGTTTCCTGAAGGAGTCGAAGACGTTAGAAAATGGCTGGTTGACAACGGCTACCCACAAGAGCAAATAGATAGTTGGGGAGAGAGTGGTATGCCAGTGAGGTTCTTTTATAAAGAGGAGGATTGGGGATGAGTGTTTTTGATAGCAGTGTAACAATTAAACCTATGTACGCTCCTTGGGCGTTTGATTACTTCCGTATGTCAGAAAAAATGCACTGGCTTGCAGAGGAGGTACCTCTCCTTGATGATGTGAAAGACTGGAACAACAGGCTCACTGACAACGAGCGTAACTTCCTTACTCAAATCTTTCGTTTCTTCACTCAAGGGGATGTAGACGTAGCCCAAGGATATTATGAGCGTTACATCCCTCTCTTCCCTCGTCCTGAGCTTCGTATGATGATGGGGAGCTTTGCCAATCGAGAAGGAACTCACATTGATGCCTACTCCCTTCTCATTGACACTGTAGGGATGCCTGAAACTGAATATGAGGCATTTCTAGGCTACAAGGAGATGTCAGCCAAGCATGAGTATGCCTCTTCTCTTAAAATGGCTGAGAAAGGCTCTCCGTCGTTTATAGAGGATGTTGCAAAGAACATCGCCGTCTACTCTGCCTTCACTGAAGGACTGCAACTGTTCTCTTCCTTTGCCATGCTACTGAACTTCCAAAGATTCGGGAAGATGAAAGGAATGGGAACTATTGTCGAGTAATTGATTTGCTCCTGCATGTAGGAATATATGCAGAAAACTTGTTGAATTGCTGGAAGCCTAAATCGTAAGACAAGGTAATCAGCAGCCAAGCTCAGCAGAAGAACTTGCTGAGAAGGTTCAGAGACTATCTCGAAAGAGAGTACGCCCTAAGCAGGGCGGAAGCGGCAAGCACCCAGAACGGGTGATGATATAGTCCGATCTACAAAGAAATTTGTAGCAGTTCATAAGAGAACGGGCCTAGTGTAGCGAACTAGGTTGAACTTTTGGGTCATTAAAAGATGAAAGCATCCATGTAGAAGGAATGATCAAACTCTTCCGTACAATTATTCAGGAGAACCCTCATGTTTGGACAGACGATTTTAAAGCAACTCTCTATCAGGTTGCTAGGGATATGGTGGAACTTGAAAACCAATTTATTGATCTGGCATTTGAAATGGGAGGGATTCAAGGAATCACTGCTGAAGAAACTAAGCAATATGTAAAGTATATTGCTGACCGTCGATTGATGCAGCTTGGACTGAAAGCTAATTTCAATGTAACGGAAAACCCTTTCCCTTGGCTGGACTACATCATTAATTCTGTCAGTCATTCGAATTTTTTTGAAAAACGAGAGACTGAGTACACGAAGGGTGGTATTAAATGGGGCAACAAGGATGAGTGTAAGTTCTGAAGGATGGGCTGTTAAACCCTAATAAAAAGGGGCCGATTGGCCCCTATTCTTTATTAGCTTTTACGTTTGAAATAGAGGTAGGTTCTGTCTCCTAGCAAGTAGAATACAGCAGCACTAGCTAGGTTGGCTACGATGTTCAGCACTTCCTCGTCAACACTAGGAGTGAATACCACACCCATCCAAACAATAAGTACGAGAGTGACAGCCACAGGACGTTGCATAGCTCGTACATCATTCACCCACTGAGAAGTGTTCTCCACCTTGTCAAGTTCGGCCATAGCCTGCATACGCTTGACATCGGCCTCCATAAGCTGAATAGCCTCTGCCACATTAGCAGGCTGTGCTCCAGCACCTCCCGTAAGACGATTAACACCCGCCCTTACAACATCCGTAATCATTGGCATAAAAGCTGTTAGAAGTGTAATTGGTTCCATTATATACTGCCTCCTTACGGCAAGAACATGAGTATTTTAGTAAAGTCACCCTTAGTGACAAGGTAGGCTATAAGAATGCCTACAACCATCCACTTAATCTGACTCAATGTAGCAGAGATTTTATTAAGCTCATGCTTCAAGTTAAGTTGATCTAAGTGCATTTGCTTGGAGAAGTTTTCAAGCTGGTCATGGCTCCATTCCAACTTCGTCAACCTCTTGTCAATCTCAATACAACATTCCCTTCGCTCTTGTTGTTCAATCATTCATCTAGCTCCCAATGAGGGCCATCAAAGAATGATTCAAAGTCTCCGCCCCATTTGATTTTAATGTTCATTCGTTTAGCCGTCTTCTTTACGATGGAGGCAAACTCTTGTAAACGCTCCATATCGTTCCAGTCGATAGGATAGGGCATAACATCTACAGCCTTGGAAGGGAGGGTGTTATGCTTGGATCGAGGCCATTTAGCCTTACTCTTTCCTTCCTCCACCATCCTGTTCTGTTTCTCTCTGCCTCTATGCCCTTCAATAATTGTGCAATCCATTTCTTGCAACACCTTCGTGAACAAGTCTTGAAGGCGCTGGTCACAAGTGGAAAGCTGTTCTAGGCTACGTTTGCTGAATTTGTTCATTTAGTTTCTTCTCCAGAAATAAGACGCTCAGACACAATCTTATAATCTTCCATGCCTTCAAGATGAGTGATACCTTTGATAAAGCGATTCATTCGTTTCACTTCTTCTTCAATACTTTTCCTAGTACGCATCATATTTGGACTATCGTAAGAAGCTCCTGCTGACTCCCACCTTACCTGAACAAGGCCAGTGGCAGGGTTAATAATCAGAGAGCCTTTCTCAGACTTATATTTATTAAGTTTTTGCTGAACTTCTTCCTTCACTTTCAACAAAGCCGCTGTACCAACTTTTTGAATACTGCCAGTATTAACAGCAGTGCCACTCATATTGCCAGCCATGATGAGGGCTTTAGCAAAGGTTGGATCATCAATCCTTTCATAGAGTTTCTCTACGTCCTTCACTTCTCCTTTATTCTTAATCAAATAGTCGGCATTGGCTGCGTAATAGTTGACAGCGTTCTCCACTTCTGCCATCTCTCTTCCGCCAACCTTCCCTTCTGAAACTTTGAACGCTTCAATAATGTTCTTAGCTAACTCCTGTTTAGCTACGCCATCCTTGTTGCTAAGCCCTGTAGCCTTTCCTTGGAAAAGTTCTTGGATAGCCGGTGCATTCATTGTGTTAATTTGAACAGCGCCCGGAGGGAGGTTTTTACCCATCCAAAGGATAGTGTCCATTCTTGCAGCAAGTTCTGGATTATCCATTCTCCATCTAACTAAGTTACTGTTCTGACTGATCTCCAACTGGTTCTTAACAACTTTAAACACTGTTGGATCGTCTACAGCAGCATGCAACATTTTCTGCATGTCGTAGATACCTTGATGTGCCGCATCAAATTTCTCCTTGTCCTTTACTCTGAGAGGATCAGTCTGAAGCTGCTGTACAATAGCATCAACTTCACCAACAACTTGTGCATACCTTCCATCATTAACCATTGAAGGCAAGTCACTAAGAGTAGTCTCGGGGCCAAAGTATTTCTGTACCACTCCGAGAATTGTTCCATTAGTCCTTGCTACATTAACTTGTGCAGTTTGCTGGATTAATTGCTCTGCTTGATTAGCTTTTAGATTATTAAGAGCCTCGCCATCTTGTTTAACCGTAGACAACATTCTATGTTGTTGTATAGCAGCTCCATAAGATGTTAAATAACCTACAGGGTCACTAATTGCTTCTTGACTAGTACCAAACCCTAGCTTAACTCCTTCAAGTGCTTGGCTTGTGTACAAATCTCTGGAAGTCTTTGCGGCAGCTTGCTCTTGCCTAATAGAATTTTCCAATTGACCGTAAGCATAGTCAATTGTGGCTCCGCTTACTCCAGCCCTCGCCATAGCGTCATTGATTTCAGCCTTCAAGTGAGGATATTCATTCAACAATGAACGCTGGAGAATAGCAACCTCTGCTGCATACCTACCCTTGCTCCAAAGCCCCTGTTGATTAGCCGCCTGCATCTTAGCCACTTTCTGAGCAGCTTTGAGCAAATCAGCTTTTTCCATCTCGCTAGGAACATAACCTCCAGCAGAGGCTATCGTACCGAGGCGATCAGTGACTTGCTGCTCTGTAAGTCCAGTTTGGATGTCGTAAGGATTGTCTCCAGCAGCGAGAAGAGCGGTGGTCTCTCCTTGGAGTCTAAGTTCTTCACCAACGTCTGCAAACTGTTGCGTCTTAGTCTCCCTGTACACGTCCCCTGCCATCTTAACCAATCCGCCTGCTGCTGCATAAGCTGGATCAGCTACACCTTGAGTGGAGAATTGTTGATAATTAACCCCGCCAGTTTGACGGGTAAAGCCTTGATTAGCCATTATTCACCTTTCACATAGTTTTGATTGAACTGAAGAGCATCTTCTAATAGAGCTTTCTGCTCTGGAGTAGCTGCTTGACCAATAGCGTATTGAAGTTTCTGAATACGAGCATCGCTCACTTCACCTCGCATAGTCCCTTTTACAATGGCTTCAACCAGTTCATTGTTTCTGTATTCTTTTGGATTTTCAATAAATCCAGTGAGGTCTTTAGCAATGAGCTTCATGACATCTTCTTCCACCATCTTCCAATAATAGTCCTTCTCTCCGTTATGCTCAAAATAACTTCTCATTTTATTCAGGATAGTGTCAACTGACTTGTAAGCACCTGCTGTAGAGTCCCAACCACTGAATCCTGTGAGCATGAGTTGCTTCTTTATTTCCTGATAAATCTTCTTGCTGTCTTCCTTTACATCATCCTCTATAGTTACTTTTACCGGCTTCTGGACGTACTTACCACTCCTTTCCTCCTTGTATGCAGCTACATCAGTTTCTTGTTGAGTATTAAGGCCAGCAAGAGCAAGCATAAACGCTTCAAACTTTGTAGCGTCTCCTTGAATAGCTCCATTCCTAGACACCATTGTCTCTAAGTTCCAAGCTGCTCTTGCTCTAAGAGTATTACTCATCTGACCAAAAATAGGGTTGAATTCAGAGATGGCTCTGGCGATTCTCTCAGGAGTGTCTAAAGGCTTGTTACCAAACAAGGCTTCCCCGGCAGCAATGGCTTGATGAAGAGCGCCCATTGCCGGGACATCATTGAGAGAGATTCCAGCTTGTCCAAGATTCAACAAGAATTCCTCAGTAGCCGTAGGGGAAAGCAAAAGTGAGATTAAAGCCGCTGAGGTGTTAACCAGCTTCCCATCACTAAGCATTGCAAAATCAGAAGAGAAATCTACATCTTGATATTCCTCTGTGACAGCGGAAGCAATCTCATTAACAGCATGCTCCAGCATCCCTCCTTTAAGCCACCTGTCTAACTCAGGGTCAATACTAAGGCCAGACCTATCTCTCCAATACTCATACTGCTTGAGCATCCCTACTCCATCCAATCCATGAATCAGGAAGTTACCCAAAGCAAGTTGAATCTTCTCTTGAGGAGTGAATGCCCTGCTTCCTCCCCATTTCTCCGGGAGCATTGTGAGAGTTGCCTTGTGTTGTGCAGACTGGAATTGGAGCAAGGCTCCAAGAGAGCCATGGTTATACGGAGTGTTGCCTGCTCTGCTCCCCATGTTTAAGGACAATTGACGTGCATCTGCTGCGATAGCATCAATAACTGCCCTGTCTCTCAAATTAGCATTAGGGAATTTATCAAGATGTCGCTTTAGAGCTACATGCCAAGTTACACCGAGGTTTAGTTTTTCACCAGCATCAAAGCCAATATAACGAAGAAGTTCAGCAGGTTTTCCTACAAAGAAGTCCCATCCTTTCTTAAACGCTCCTTTGTTTACAGAAAGTTTTTCTACTGCCTCTACCCACTGATGGCCGGACACACTCTCTCTAAACCCACTTTCTTCAAAAGCATATGCAACATCATCAGCCATCTTCCCATAGATTGCTTTGATAGCCCTCTTATCACCAGACAACAGTGCCATACCAGCAAGATAACCTTGAGCTACAGCAGTAGGCTTAATACCAGCTAAGAACAACGGCTGAAGCCCTTGCATAATAAGCTGTCTGCCCGGATTACCAGCCATCCAGAAGTAAAACGCAAAAGCTCTTGCAGCAGTTGTTGGAGAAGAGTTAGCCAATGAGAAAGCAGCTTCCTGAATAAACTTGTTATTCGCAAAAGCAGGAGAGGTGGCTACATCAGTCATCATCTTTGTAAAGCTGGCGTCAATAAAACTGCGCTCTGCTCCTTCAAGCATTTTAATCTGCTTAAACCACTGATGAGCCTGCTCCTTCATCTTCGTGCTGTCTGGATCAATGTTCTTAAAAGACATTTGACCAAATTCATCCGGGAAAATTGGCTGACCAATTTTATCCTTTGGCAAGAACTCTGCGTATGTATTCATGAACCTCTGACGAAGATCAGTGGTGAGGTTACGAATAGTTTGCCTAGAAGCAAATGCTTGTACAGTGTTATACAATGCCGCAATAGGGTCTTTTACTTGCTCAGGGGCCTTACCCTTAAGCATATTGCCCCTTCTCCCGAACACAGGGCCACCATAGGACGCTGTAATGTCATCAAGGGCGTAGTTGAGAGTTCCGTTAGCTTGAAGCTCCCTAGAAAGGCGCATATCGTAATCGCCCGGATTTTCTTTCATCCATTGTTTTGCATCAGCAATGTTTCCAAAGCTTGCTACTGCTCTTCCTTCCTTGTTAGTTACAAACACATTACTGTCGTAATAGCGGGTGATGTAGCCTTCCTTATAAGGGAGCACCTGCTGAGGAAGTGTGGTTAGCTTTGTTTTCTTGCCATCAATGACAACATATTCAAACTTAACTTCCTTCGCCTCTCCATCAGCTTTCGGAATACTTCTGACTACTGGTTTTTCAAGACGGGCAATCTGCATATCTTGTGTAGCTACAACACTCCTTCCGGTAGAAGGATTGAACACAATTTGCCCTACAACGCTGTTATTATTCTTCAGAGGACGAGCAAAGAACTCTTCCTTCGTAGAATAATTGATAACGTGCATAAAGCCATCTGCTGAAAGCTGGTTGTGACGAATAGCATTATCGCCAATGAATTGCATATCAGAAACGCTACGGAAGATGTCCACGCCTCTTTGAACATCCTTTGGCAGAGCATCGTAAATAGCCTGCTTTTCAATCCCCACCTTGTCCTGCATTTCATTAACAGCTTTCATAACTTGATGCTGCTTAGAAGATGGCAAGCTGAGCAGAGGCTTCATGCTATCAGCGACACGAGTAGTGATCGTGTATCTGTAGTCCGTACCTCTAATCATTTTCTGCATTGCTTCTTTAGTGAAGATTGCTTCTGGAGGACGAATCATAGCCAAAGGCTTGAAAGGAGCTACTACTTCTCCATTAGTAAGAACAGCATCCCCATCAAGCATGAAGTTGGACATATTCTTAGTAAGAGAAGCGTCGTAGTTGTAAGGAATATCTACTTTTAAAAAGTATTCGCCAGTGTCCTTATTCTTTACAGCACTTACGTTGTACTCTGGGAACTTGCTCTTACCAACAGCCAATGCAGCACCCGGATTGCTCCACCCATGCTCTACATTCTTTGCGTATACAGCCTGTACAGTGATGGAAGCATCTCCGTGGTTAATGGCGGAAGTACCCGGCATAAGGTGAAGATTGCCATGCTTGGCGTAATCCTCTGCCCTTGCTTTCAATTCTTCAATAACTTTAGTTTGTTCTTCTTTACTAAGAAGATTCCACTTGGCTTCTCCTGAAAGTTGCAGAATTGTTTTATGCTCAGGCATGAGAGAAGCATAAATCTCTCCTAGTTTGTCTCCACGTGCAATAGAAGGCACTTGAGAGGCCGCTACAACCTCTGGAGTGATCTTGGTAGCCTCTTGTATAGCCTTACTGTCTACAGCGGCTGTAGCAAGCTCTGAGGCGGTTTTACGAGATGCTTCGTTAAACTCTTTAAGTAATGATTCGTATTTATAAACACTTCTCCATTTTAATGCAGCACCTGCGCCGAGAGTGGCAACATCAAGCCAATGGAAAGCGTTATGAAGAGTTTCATCTTTTACACCAAGAAGCCCTTTTCCATCGTTTCCAAGCTCTTCGCTGAATACCTCGCTCACTCCTTGAGTAAACATCCATCGGTTAGCATCACCAATGTAGCTGCTTTTCTCTTCCATGGCTTCAATAATTTTTGCAGCCCTATAAATCCTCTCTTCACCAGAGACCGAGTTCTTCCATTCTTTGAGTTTTGCCAAATAATCAGCGGCAGTGGCAAATGACGCAAACCCTTCATCGAGTTCTGGAGCCACTTGCTGAATGACACCTCTGTAGAAAGGAAGGCTTGAGATAGGCTCAAAGAGGAGCCTAGCGACACTGGCGACATCCCCAAGAATGGAGGTCGATTCTCCAACTCTTTCAACGCTATCAGCGGCCATAGCAGCAATAGTGTCTGAAGAGGGGTCTTTAGCAAAAAGGGACTCTAACTTAGCAGCACTAGTCAGTTTGTCCTCTTCATCATAGACAGGCGCGTTGAGCGCAACGGCTTCAAGGGCTGCATTCTTCACAGCCTCCGCTTTAGCTACATAGGACTGATAACCCTCTATCTCCAAAAGCTGTGAAGCTTCTTGTAGGAAAGCCACTTTGTCTTCAGGATGAATTGTTGGGTCATTAATCACTCTTTGCATCATCTGCCCCGTAGCTTCCTTGTCATTGCTACGGATTTTTTCATAAGCGGAATCAAGAGTAGAATAATCACCAGACTGAAATCCTGCCTGTACCTCATTGTAAAGATCAAAAGGGTTTCCGCTAATCATTGCCGTGTAGAGGGCGGCTTTCTGTTCAGCAGAATAACCCATCAATTGAAGAGGGACTTCAGCAGGAGAGTATTTAATAGGATTGTTGTCTGAGAGAGTAATGTCACTAGTCAGCGGAAGCTTGCCAGTGATCTTTGCAACATAGTTCTGAGTCTCTTTATAAGGAGGAACTCCTCCATATTTCTTAACTGCTCCCGGACCTGCGTTGTATGCAGCTAAAGCTAACTTTGTATCTTTAAAAGTGTCAAGCTGTTCCTTGAGATAGGAAACACCTACTTTTACATTATGTTCTGGATTCTCAGGATCATAATCAGTAAGACCAATCTTCTTGGCGACTTCTACTCCGGTCTCAGGCATCACTTGCATAAGACCACGAGCGCCTTTAGGACTTACGGCATCAGCCTTTCCTCCGCTTTCTTGACGCAATACAGCAGCAACCAGATCGGGGTCAATTCCTTGTCTAGTCGCCTCTTCACGAGCAAAAGAAATATAGTCCATTACTTGAACACCTTCGCTATCTCTTTCTTTCCACCAAAGTCATTATAAGCTGTTGACGCAATTTGGCCGAACAAGTCTGCTTGAGCGCCATAATCAGCAGCCTTCTGACCAAACACTGCTGCTTGAGTATTGGCGTCTTGCATTTGATCAAGGAAGGAGAGATTATAACCCATTTGCTGTTGAATTCCCGCCACACCTCCTGCAATCCCTGTAGAGCCACTAACTCCTTGTGCCTCCCCTTGAGAAATGACAGAGGCTCTTGCAATACGAGCCTGCCGTACAGCTTCCCTACGCTGACGAGCATTCTCAATATCAGCCATTCTACGCTGAGCCTCAATTTGCTTCTTCTGAGCAGATGCTTGTTGTTGACTGGAATAAATAGAAGCTACTGTACCTATTACAGTTACTGCTACTGCTACACCTGACATTATTCTTCTCCTTTAACAAATAAAAATTCTTCAATCTCTTCTAAATATTCTTCAGACCATTTGCTTTCAGGGATGGAGGAAATGTTAAAGCTATTGATGAATAGGCAATCTGTATGAGCAAACCCAACTTTCTTGGTCATTGCCTCAGTGACAAAAATACCATAGTCTTCCAGCAGGGTAATTTCAGAAGCCCTTCCATCTGCGCTTATAGCAACAACTGAAATAGACCCTTGAGCAAGAATGCTTACAGATTTGAATCTATGCCTATAGCCAGTGAGAATAGTGCCAGAAGGAATGAAAGTCTCTCTAGTGTATACTCCGTCAGAGAAATAATGCTTTGTCCATGTTTCAGCTTGAGGCTGCATGGCCATCAGTTTTTCAGTTTCTTCTGCAACGCCATATCCGTCAAAAGCAGCGAGAGGAATGAAATATTCCGCTTCTTCTTTATATAGAGCTTTCAACTCTTCATCTAAAACAGCAAGATCATTCATTCCACACAACCTGTTCAAATTCCTTCTGCTCTACGGAAGGATGGTCACAATACACAATTTCGCCAGTCTTTTTAAAGCCAAGAGAAGAGAGGTATTTCCAATGCTTATCATTATGAATGAAGGCATATACAGGTTCTTTCTGCATCTTCAAATAATGCAGAGTTTCTTTCTTGGCTTGCTTGCTATATTCCTTATATTGAATATGCCCGTAAAGCTTTCCATCAGCCTGCCTAGTGCAATGAATGATGAACCATTTGTTCTCATATGTCTTTTCTACATAATGACTCATACAGCCGGTCTCCCTTCCATACTAATAGCCCATCCAAGAATGTGCATGTCCTTACCTTCTTCGCTTTCAAACTTCAGGCTCAATGCCTTACCACGCCCTCTTAGCTTGTTCTTCGTAGTGATGACACTCTGCCCATATTTGAATGAATCGCCACTACCATAAGGCAGATAGGGACGAGTGAGCCGATAGGCTTGGAACTGTTGTCCAACTAGCCCGCCATCCAAAGAGTCCGCAAAGTCCCACCAAGCCTGTAAAAGGCATGAGGAAGGGGTAAGGTATTGGAGAGAGCCAGAAACGTCTGTAAAGCCGCTCTCCGTTCGTTTAAAGTGGCATACAATATAGTTGATTTGCTTGCTTCTCATTGTATCCCCTGCAATCTCATATCCAGTGATGAGATAGGATGAGTAGTTTTCAGTGCCCCAATCCAAAAAAGAACTGTTTTTGTATTCTGCAAAAGTTAGCTGTTTAGAAGTTGTTATAACGACATATTTAACTTTTGGAGCAATACTGCTGTTGACAATCGTATCAATAGTGATTTGATCTCCAGTAGATGTCGTAACATTGTCACCAGAGATTGTTGTTACATTATAAGTGATTACATTGCCGCCAGAGGTAGGCAGAGAAAACGCCCCAATAATTTTGTATGTATCGCTGCTTGCTATTTCATTCTTGTAGAAAGCTTGCAATGCCAAGTCAAAAACAAGTTCTTTTGTATACCCAAACCCATCGTCGGAATAAAGCCCTCTAATCACTTTATTATGATTGTCATAGATTAGTTTGGCTTTTGTTTTAGATTCAGATGGAATGTTATCATACAAAGACTGAATAGTAGTTAAAGAGACGGATTTAGAACTGTACAAACCGTCAACAGAGCTTCCATCTCTTGAAAGGACGTAAATCCCGCTATCCGCCCAATACATGACATTCCCTTCTACTTGTACAATAACATCAGAAGATATAGCTCCTACTTCAGTTACTTTACGAACAGCGTAATTAGTGGCTGAAAAATTACTGCCTGCTCCGTTAACTTCCCATACACCATTTCCAGCGAATACAAGCAAGCTTCCTTGGATTGCTACAAGTTTTTTGATTACATCCACTTCAGGAATGATGATAACACCACCATCAGTGTCAATCAAATCTGAGTAGTTTTCAGAAGTTGGGTCAGCCTCTTGGTAGCACTTACCTTCATCCCCCTCTACTTCTAAAATCTTGGAGAAGTAGATTTTACCATTATTGTTGAAAGAGGCAGATGTCGAACGAAGTCCTGCATAAAAGACTCTACCAGAATAAAAAGCTACGCTAGAAGGTCTAGAAATATCAGTTTGTTTTGCTATTCCTTCTATGCCACTAACTGCACTTCTATCAATATCAAAAGCATCGACAATGTAATGACCTTTCGGAGCAGGAGTATTACCAAAGTCTATGGAAGAAAGAATACTTGAATCAAAAAATCCTTCGCTATTTTTACCAAGAAACCAGATTTGAGCGTTTGATGGATATTTTTTAAATACGCTATAATAACTACTATCCCAACCAGCTACTGCTGCTCCATACGACCATCCTTGGTTATATAAATTGTATTTGTGAAGAGAGCTTAACGTGGTTGGATTTTCATTAATCTGTAACCCGTCATCCACCCCTTCAAAATCCCTAATTTTAATATAAATAGCACTTGTATAAAGATATTGATCAGGTCCTGTTTTGTTAAACGCTATATAAAAAGGATTGATATGCCTTCCAGCAATAAACAACTTTCCTTTGCCAGCAGCAAAGCTTAAGTTAAATGTTTGCGGTAGAGAGTATTGCCCTGTTAGAAATGGGCTTATGTTTACACTAGTTACAAATGACCCGCTAACATTGCTATCAGAAATAGTGTAGATATGTACGTAAAGACCAGTTTGAATAACTGCGTAAGACTGCTGGCCTGAAGAGCTATTACTGTCCCACCTAAACACTTGATAGGCGTTGTCTTCAATATCCCCTACAATACCTTCCACTGCCTTTAATACAGCGTTTTCCTCAAGTTCCATACCAAGTCGCCGCTGTCTACTTCCATCCCTGTTTAGAATGAAATTAGCCTCATCAATAGAGGCATTTTCAGGAAATGTTAAAGCGTTGGCTTCTGTAATAATTCCTTTTACAAATGTGTTGTAAGCTTTATTAGCTTGTGCCATCACAAAACTCCTTTAGTTTCAAGGTAGCGTTGAATAGCATACATAGCGGCAGCTTCGGAAGTGAATTCTCCTTCAAGAGACTTAGGAAGTTCTCCACCCGGATAGAAATAAACTACCCACGACGGATGCTTCCCATGCGGCTTTACTCGAATTTCCTTTCCATCTTCTCCATTGCTTTTGATATTAGCCACTTTAACTTCACTTTCTTCCATAGTTGGGTCGAGTGCCTTCATCTCTAGTTTTTGTTCTCCACTTTTCTCTTGCAAGCCAGATACGTTGGCGTCTGCTACGCTGCTCTTCTTTTGCGTTTGGGGCTTGCTTGATCGTGTTGAAGCTGACGCTCTTGGCTTCCGAGAGGAAGAAGGGGAAGGCTTTCGTTGGGAGGTCTGGTACATAATTATCTTCCATTCTGAACTCAGGAGTAAGATCACCCTGAGCAATAATCTTGCTTTGTTGAATTGTGCTGTCTACATCACTATCGTAGCTGTCGAAAATAATGTATTCGTCATCAAACGTAGTCCAATAAGTAGGGGCTGCGTCATTCAAAATATAAAGAGTGCGGCCTGAAATATCCGTAGAATATTCTACATTATCTTTGCTGATGTCTCTTGCCAAACACAAATCAAGGAAGTCATCAGGAGCGAGATAGGTGATTTCTTTCCATTTATCTCCAGTGTCTGTAGACTTCTTGCAATTGTATCGAATATCCTTAACTTCTGCTACATTGTCTGGAATACGGACATGAGTACGACGAGTGGTATTGGCTAAGGCAGTGAGAGTGATGAGTTGTTTGTTAGTGGGCCAAACACGATTACTTGCAAGTTCATAATATGTATCACGAATAACGCTTGCAACTTGCAATGCCTCAGTTGTATCGGAAATGCTGTTCACTTCATCGCTGTTCATATCGCTAAGGATATTCTGAACCATTTCAAGCAAAGTCATTTTCATATTAATAAGCCTTGATCAGAACAACAGAAAGACTTGCATCATCAATTTCTAAAGTGTCAGCTACAGTGGTAGCTGCATACATACTAACCTTATCTCCTGCTACGAGAGTTTTAATCTGACTGCCTCCTACGGAGTTAACAGTGCCTGACCCACTAGAAGTATCTACGAGTTTATTCACTGATAATGCACCATTGACTGCACACTTCCAAGCAATCACACGAGAAGCCGTTGTATTAATTTTGTGAGAATTACAATAACTAATTTGGTAAGTGCCAGGTACTGTGATGACAATTTCTCCGTTAATCACATCAAGAGTTACGTTGGAACTTTCTCCAGTCAACCACATATCTGTTCCAACTATTTTTCGATAGTCAGTATCAGTGTTTAATGTTTCATCAAGTGCTACTGGAAGACTGATAGTTTTTGTGATAGAGTTTTTATTGATACTAAGGCTGCCGTATGCGTAAGTGGACAGCCAATTTCCACTGCCAGCGCCGTTAGCTACATATACTGTACCTGCCGATGCAGATTCAATACCTTTAGGCTCATGGAGATCGGCACCAGAAAGAGTTGAATGAAGAGTAGGCATTTGTTTATCCTTTCAATTAAAAAGGCCAGCCCCGTTAGGAGCCAGCCTTTGCTGTTAAACCAAAGCTGGCTTAATTACACAGTGCCCGGAATGTATTCCACCACCAGACGTGCCTTACCAGCAGTGAAGGTGCCAGTAGCTTCAACAGTGATTACGCCCGGATTAGCACCTACACCAGCGCCTACCAGAGCGCCAGCACCAGCGTTCCACTTACCAGCCGGAGTCAGGGAATCAGTGGCAATAGCAGCAAACAGGCCGTCTGCATCAATGGCAGTGCCATTAGTCTGCGCCAGACCGATGTTGTAGGAAGTGCCGCCAGCAAACGGAGTGATCACTTCCAGATAGGCGCTCTTAATCAAGCTATAAGCCGGAATAAGGGCTTCCATCTCTGCACCGGCAGTCGGGAGGTCGTCGTAGTCAAAAACTACTTCGACGTATTGGGTTACATTAGAAGCCTGCTTACCGCCGAACTTCTCGTTGATTTCGCGTACACCGTAGTTAGTACGAGTGCCAATACCTGCACTATTTTCAAAAGCCATGATTAATTCCTCAATTAGTAGTTGGTGGCAGAGGTAATGAGAACGCCAAGGGTGTCAACACGCTGCGCACCGATACCAAAGCGGGCGGTCACATCGAATTCGTCACGCTTCAGCTTGCTGTTACGAGAAGTTTCAACTTTCGGCATTTGACGCCATGCACGCATCAGCGGCTTGGTGGAGTCATCGCTTACACACATGAACAGGTTGGCAGCAGCGCCAGTGACAGAGGTGGTGCCATCACCGAAGGTGCCTTTGTCAAGGCGGTTGGAGGTGTATACGTCCCAACCAAAGATGTTCTTAACGAACTTGTGCTCACGAGCAAAGCCTTCGTTCACAATGCCTTCAAACATCGGATTGTAGGAAATAGCGTTAGCAGCAGTGAAGTTCTCGTTAATGGTGGCTTCAACAACCGGATCAACGATGGCAATACGCGCATACTGGTCTACGTTGGCCTTGTCGAAAGCAAGCTTCATTTGCAGGAAGTGGTTCAGGGAAGCCACATTACCTACTTCAGCGGAAGCTACGCGATGAGCAAAGCCGTTGACGAGGTTGGCAGCGTTGTTGGTTTGAGCTTGGTTGGCGACAGCCAGCATACGCGACTCAAAGTATTCCTGAATAGCGCGGGTAGCGCGAGCTGCACGCATGGCATGGAGCTGTTCAATCTGGCTACCATCCTGACGCAGAACATCAGAGATGCTCCAAGCATCGCCTACATAGTCAGTGATGGACAGGGTGACGGTGCCGGTGTCGATAGCCTGATAAGCCATTGCCACTTCTTCCTGCACTTCTTGCAGAGTGGTGTCACCAACAGTTTTGATGTTCAGAGTGGTGCCTTGACCAAAATCGGAAACATCACGAGTGAAGGTATCCGGCAGCAGACCGTCATACAGATGTTCCAGAATAAACTGGCTATACTGTTGGGCCTCAATAAAGGCAGTGGTATTGGTAGTATTTTGAGACATTTTAAATTATCCTCTATGTTAAATGATTATTCACTTGGTTTAGCGGCTCGCCAAGCATCTACAAGGCTGCGAGTATCACTGTAAGTGAAAATGGATCGTTTCGGAGTGTTATCAACAACTCCTGCAAATCCAGCAGTGTTTACACTACCTTTGGACGGAGCAGGAGTAGAAGGCTTATCAGAAATATTGAAATAAGCCAAAACAGCTTTAGGAGAGCGAATAGCAGCCTCATTCAAGAAATCTGTGCCAATGCCAAGCTCTTTGGCTTTGCCTTCCCACATTTCTTGAGCTTTGTCGCCAAACTTGGTTACTAGTGCTTCCCTTACTTTAGCTGCGTTAGCCTGAGCAATCTTCTGTTGTTCGGCCTTGCTAAGTTCTTGTTGAACAAGCTTGGAAATATCCGACACATCTAACGAAGGACGAGAAGCTGTCTCTTCCACCTTCCCATTAGTGGCCTGCTGATTTTCCTTAATGTACTGAAGAAGTTCTTCTTGAGCTACCTTTGCCTGTTTCAGTTCTTCAAGTTGCTGGCGAAGTAGCTTGGTTTCTTCTTCAAGAGTAGAAATATGCTTCTGTGCATGAGGGAGAGCTTCAAGAGCTTTCTCTACACTGGCATACTTCTTACCTTCTCCCACCAGTTCTTTCAAGGGGTCTGGAATAGAAACAGAGGCAGAAGGGGCTTCAGGAGCTACTTTGGTCTGTTCGCTATCTGAAGAAAATACTTTATCATCACTCATTTTGTTTCCTCTTTCTTAGGAAGAAGGTCAAGAATTTTCCTAAGAGTTCGTTGGGTTGCTAAAGCATCTACCATAACTAGATTAAAGTTAGGAGATGAATAATTATCAATCTTACTCATTTCTTCCACGCTCTTCTCTAATTCTTCTTTAATAATAGAAGAAAGAATAGGAATAAATAATGAGTATTCTATCTCTTGTTTAAGAGCTTTCTTATCAGTATCAGATAAGTTCTTTATCAGTTTTGTATTCATTAGACAACTTTTTTTGATGAAAGTTCCATCTAAAATAAAAAATATTTTTAAGCCATTCTGAGAGCTTCTATAGCCTTACCCTAGGCGACGGTATTCCTTTATTCTCAAAATGGCTTAGAATGGCTCTCAGAGCGTTTTAGAGGGGTGTTGCAGCCATTACCTCGTTGTTCTCTTGAGCTTGTCCCATGAGTTGCTGAGTTTCAGCCTGTTCAAAAATAGCTACGTTGTCCTGAACCAGGCCATATCTCTCCAGCCCCATGACATCTTCTACAAGACGGGCCATAGCTTTAGCAGAAACATGAGGAGCAATCATCTTCCCTACGCCGCTATTGAAGATGCCGGAGATATTTTGAACAAGTTGAGCACGAGCAGCAAAGTGACGAGCACCTACAGGACGAAGTTTTCCTTTAGCAGTGATGTCTTCTTTGGTGATGTTCATAAATTCCATTACACCAATATCATCATCCATAACTCGAATCAAATCAGCGCCATCCATATTACGTCGAGCTTCTTCAAGCATGTCATTTACAAGAGGTTCGATGATGTTGATTTCAAACCATGTAACTTTTTCTTGGAAAATGCGACCTGCTGCATTCTCCAGTGTCTGAACTTCATAGGCAGTCTTTTCGCCCGGAGTACGGATGCCCATAGCTTGCTTTGGAGCGCCTGCCATTTCTTCCATGTAGTTCAAGAGCACATCAATAGCTGACTGAGCAGCGATAACGCCATTCAGGTTCATGCCAAGCTCACCTACATCTCCATCATCACCAATGAAGATTTCAGCACCCGGCCCCCACTCAAACTCTTCTACATTACCCTTCACTTTAATGGGAGGATGCACTGCCAAGTCCATAGCGTCAGCTTTGAGGTTTTCAAGGTGGTCGATGCGATATTGCATTCCTACGAGGTTGTCCAATGGCCCCATAGCGTATAGATTATCTTGACGCAAACGCCAACCACAATGACGAATTTTAGAACCTCTAAACCAATGCGGAAGCGTCGTATGACGGATAACTTTCGTCCTGTCAACAATAGTAACCAGCGCATCTTTGTAGAATGTTCCAGATTCTAGGTCATACAGATCGCCCTCAAACTCAAGGATTTCTACATAACCACTGCGATAGTAGGAGTGCAAGCTACCGAACCCGTCAATAGTGTAGCCTGCTGCCTTGTTCCAATCCGCTGCACTGTAATTGGACAAGCGATTACGAACATTCTTGATTTCAGAAATAATCTCTTTCTGATAACCAAGAGAAGGGTATTCATCAGCCTCTGCCTCAAGTTCCCCAATAGTCTTTATATAGCGAACAATCTTCGGAGAGGATTTGAATTCTACGGCAAGAGGGTTGAACACAATATCATACGGACTGATTCGGAAAGCTTTTGGCCCTACATATCCGGCAATCTTTTCTCCAGTTTCTGCATCTTCTTTATATTCGGCTACGAATGTAGTGTTGGCAAATGCGTTGCCAAAATCAATGTAGTCATAAACCAGATGACTCACTGTAGAAAAGAAATCACTTTCCCTCAGCTTGTTCTGCATGTATGCTTCAATAACCTTGCGCTTTTCCTTGTCCGCTGAAGAAGACTCATAGGCTTCCCATTTCAACCAGTTATCATTGGGGAACAGTGCGCTCATGTAATTGGCATGAAGGTTGTCCCTAATCTGGGTGAGTTTTGGAATAGTGGTTTTGTTTTTCCAAGGCAACTTGGAATTAGTAGTTTTAGTGGTGTCCGTAGCAAAAATATAGTTACGAAGCTCTTTCTTTTCTTCAATCCAAGGACGCCTTTGATTATCCCATTCAATATAAAGATTGGAAATATGCTTTGCCAATGCGTGAGGAGTAAGAATGTCCTTGATTTCAGCAGCTTTGCCAGCCATCAGTATGTACCTCCGAAGCGGCCATGAAATTGAATTACATTATTGTTAGTGTTACGTTTGCGAGCATTCGCAGGAGGAATTGCAATCTCCACTGCGGAAGCCAAGGCATCTTTAATATCGTCATGCGGAGGACGAGCTAAAACAAGTTCTTCTTCCAGCATACTGATATAGCCTCCTTTGAAATGCCACACGCTCTGATTGTCGTAGCGATGCTCAAGAGCAGCAGCAATACGCTCTTCCTTGGCACCTTGGTGTCTGTTAGGGCGATGCTCGTCAATAGACAGTCTCAGGCCGTCCCTAATCAAATAATCCTTTAGCTCCCTTACAATCACCGTCTGAGCTACTGTAACCTCCGCACGAAGCTTCCTAAAGCCCCATTTGGTGTGCAATGCTGCCACTTTATTGAAATACTCAATAACCTTGTCTGCCTTGAACCTGTCAATGTCCAAAACATATACATGATTATCTGGATCAACACCAATCACTACAATAGCAGTGAAGTCGGCTTTCTTTGCCATGCTGAACGCAAAGTCAATGGCAGCGTACACGTTCAGAGGGTTGTTCTTGAAATACCACTGACCGCCTTCATTCTTAAGAAACTTGACATCGTAGTATTGGAACTTATCCCTGCTGATACGTTGAAACTCAGGATCATTAGGATTATTATAATACTGAGCGTAAAACTGCGTCCTATCTTCGTATTCTGCTTCAATGGAAGCCAGAGTAGGCCAATCAAATCCAAAAGCCTTGCCGTCTGCCCTATATGCTTTAGGCCATAGAAATTTTCCGTCAACTTCTACGACATGTTCTTTAATATCCCAAATAGCTTCAGTGCCTACAATGTTTCCTTCATCATCAAACACTTTCTTTTGCTGATTTTTGAATAGATCGTATTGATCTTTAGGATGGTATCGAGTTCCTACACACTTTGTGATACCGCCTGCATTTTTAATAGAGGCCATTTGAGAAAGAGCAGCAGCTACTTTTGTACGTCCATCCTCTGTATAAGCATTCTCAGGCACTACAACGTCATCGTAAATGATTACGTCAGCATGTAGACCAGTAGTAGTGGAGGTAATGCCTACAGCCTTTACAGTGGCATCACGGATACGCTCTTCCTTACGCTTAGGGTGGTCTACAATGATTTCAGAAGTAGTCCAACGTGCTCTCTTTCCTTCGTCAACATTAGTCATTTCAGGCCAATAACGACGATACACAGGGCTGTCCAGAATATTCTTAATCGCCAAAAGCTGTGCTTCTGCAAGCGTAGCTGTAGCGGAAACATATAGAATAGTAGTTTCTGGGTGTTTTGTAATCCACCACGCACACCATACAGCAATCTGATGAGATTTCATATGGGCACGAGGCATTAGAAGAAGTTGGTTTGGTTTTGCATCCTCGCTGCTCAACCATTTATACACTTCCTTGTGTATGTCTCCGTAGAGGTAGGTTGGGTTAACTAGTTGCGCAAACGTCACCAAATCTTCTTCAGCTAATGCTCGGATTTCTTCAATAGCTGAAGATTGTTTTTTCATTCTAAATTAAGCTGCTTCAAAAATATGACGAATATGATAAGAATTCGCCGCTGTTGACTCCCAATTAATAGTAACACTACCGTTTGAGCTTATGAAAATATAGGCGTCTGTAGATGCCCATACAGAAGCCGATGGTAAGACAATTGACGAAACTGGTCTATATCCTAAAGGAAGAACAAAAGCCTCTGCATTATCTGCACCCCCCGTAAGCTGCATATCTATTTCCACCATTCCATTAAACAGTCTTCTATAGCCTCTTCCAGAAATTACATACCCATTACTGCCCGATGGTAGCACCCACGACAACCCTTCATTAAAAGCATTTGAAAGATCAGATGCTGCAATTCCATAAGCATTTATGGCATTTTCAACAGTGTTGTCTCTGACTTTTATTCCTGAAACATTGGATGTAGCGACACCATTAGAATAAACTGACCCACCTAGTAGTGATCTAATGTAATTCCCAGAAAAAAAGCAGTTTATTGAAGATACAATAGTAATACCGGGTCGGGCGGTTGCATCTTGCGCATAAGCATTGTTTGAGTTGATGAAGCTGTTATTGCTAACGATCAGCCTATCACATCTTGAAACATTTAGCAAATCATACCATGAGTTGTTCGCAGAGTTATTTGAAATTTTCAAATTACTAACATTGCGTATGTAAAACGAATAGTAATCTAGCTGATACCCTCTAGTAGTGTTGGAAACAGTATTTCTATTATTAAGTTGGTTATTGGTGATCTCTTGCAAATGTGTGGAGCATGTCGCTTGGTTATCACTGTCAGTAATGTCTGCAAACACAAAGATAGAGATTGATCTGTGCCAGATATTATTGCTAATCTTTGCTCCACCTAAATAACCTTTATAGAACCCTCCACCACATAAATCACCGTTATTGTCCATAATCTCAAGATGAGATGTTGCACTGCTTGTTTGCGGCATATCAATACACCAAGAGTCTAACGAACCTAGAGAAGGAACAGTTACAGTAGAAGATGGGCTAATGTATGGATACCCAATTGAATGAAACCTATTTCCATTAATACGCCACCCTCTAAAGGAGGAGACAGTCCCACCACTATAAGTATGAAGATTGCCTACAACTCCTCGCTTACAAATGCTAAAAATGTTATCAAATACAAATACATTTCGACCATAGCCAATAATGGCGTCATTCAAATATAAAAACGAACAGTCTCGTATGTCGCAGTCAAGGTTTGAATAAGTTTCAGCGTCTCCTAAGCTTCTACGATCAATAACAATTCCATTAGCTGTTCCGAATGTTGTAGTGCTTCCGTTCCCTTTAAAAGCCATGTTAACTACTTTCAGACCAAATGCCGCTACTGTTAAAATAGTGATGGCATTGTTAGTTTTAATGCCTTCAGAATACTCTGGACGTGGGTCTGTATAAATAGTTACATCATTTTTTGACAGGACAAGACCAGAGGTGATAACATACGATGGCCCCGGATATCCACCTCCATTTTTCGGGAAATATACTGATCCCCCGTTTTCAACACTATCAAGAGCAGACTGAATTGCGGAAGTGTCATCAGATACACCATCACCTTTTGCACCAAACCATTTGACATTAAGTGCGCCTGTAAATTCACGAACCCACGCACTAGAACCATCTCCTCCAGTAGGGACAATAATAGTGCCATTGTTATCCACATAAGTGCCTGCGGCTGCTCCGGTAACTGAACGGAATACCCCATGACCGCCATCGCCTTCAGTAGAGTGGGCTTTTACATAAACTCTTTCGTATGAAAGTGGGGTGTCTTTAAGAGTGGCAAGAGTGTCTGTAAATTTAAATGCTGTGCTATCTGAGGCCAATGGAAAACCACCAGCAGTAACACCATCATGTACTACAACCGTCTTTTTATCAGTGTCTACAGTAATCTCAGCAGGCGCTCCAATGAATGAAGCATGTTGCGCAGTTGTTCCGCGACGAAATCTAACTTCAGTTGCCATTATACAATACTCCCAAAATCTCTGTTAAAATATGTAATGTTATCATAAACTACGCCAAAGTCGTAGCCTACGCCGTCTGTAAAACCTTGAAAACCACTTACTGCTGCCTGTACTAAAATTTCTGCTGATGCCTCAGAAGCATTGGCTTGTGCTGCATAAGAGGCGGCCATTCCCTCGCTAATATCCGCACTAGCGGCGGCGGCAACTGCGCTATCCTTAGCTGCAATAGTATCAGTAAACACTGTATAAATTGAAGTTCCTCGGATGCTTACATCTTGAGCTGAAATGGAATTTACATTAATTACATCATTATTATTCATATCCAAATCAGCGTTCATGCTGTTTGGAGTGGTGCCATCACGACTGAGAGTGTTTTCAATAGCTGCTTCAATATCAGCGAAGTTCTGATTAAGAAGGGCTGTGGAATAAAATCCACTTTGTACGGGATTTAGTGTAATCTTTGCCATTATTTCATGCTCCCGTCTTTATTACGCTTGAAGCTTCTGTTCTTGGAAGCTGGAAGAACACGAGTATTGCTCTTGTGATTGGAGCCTCCCTTGCTGAGAGGCTTCTTGTGGTCTACATCCTTGCCATCCCCTTTCCTCACCCTGCCATCCCTCTTGGCTTCTGCCCTAGCTTGATTACGAGCAGCCCTACGCTTCTTCTGTTCTGGACGAGAATTGTATTCTTCATTTTCTCGTTTGTAATCTCTTTTCCCGTTACGCATGTACGGCATGATTACAAGTCCTCAAGCATTTTCTTTCGCTTGCTGAAAGAACGAGCAGCATTCCCTACCAACCCTTCATTAGCTTCCACTATCTCCTTCAACAACTCTTGCTTACTCTGTTCAGCATCAACGGGAGCAGCTTCATTACGAAGGCGTTCTTCAGCTTCTTTCTTCTTCTTACCAGCACCAAACCAATCAGGCATTTTCTTTCTCCTATAATTAATTTGCCCCGCCAATAACAAGGCGAAGGCGTTTCAAATCTTCAGCAACATCGTCTTCAATTTCTTTGTCGATTTCTTGTTTTGTAGGCTTGTCATTGTTAACAGGACGGCCTGCTCCACTGCTCTTCCATTTTCCTTCTGCAAGCCATTTAGCAGCGTTCAATCCCTTGGCTCCTTCGCTGACAGCAATATCGGCCAATTCCTTAATAGCCTTGCTTCTCAGCTTAATCTCTGCTTCCTTCCTCCAAGCGTTGACAATTGGAGCAAACCACTTCGTCTCACAAAGCCTTTCCCAATGCTCCCAATCTCCAAACACAGCCTGAACAAATTCATATTCCGTAGGATCATAATAATAATCCATGTAAATACGTTTCATGCTAGGGTAGTGGCGAACAGGCTGAGAAGGGGCTGCTCCTTCAGCATACATAATCTCTCCCTCAATCCACCTATCCTCATTCTCCAGAGAGAAAGGGGGCCATACAGAAGCAGATGTGTTTCTTTCTAGAAAAAGGGATGTAGCGTAAAACTTCCCCATGGGGCATTTACGCTGAGAGACTGGAAGAGGAAGCTGGAGAGAACGAACATAATTCATGTCAGCCTGTCCATTTCTCTTGTATTTCTCAGGAGCCTTCCTGTGTTCTTCTTGTTTGTTCATATGTCCTCTGGATATTTCATAATTATGCTAAAAATTTCTTACCTCAAATGCACCACTGTACACATCCCCCATGCCCCCCTTCCACCCTATCAACATTCCATGATCGCTTCCATTTCTCTTGTATTTCTCAGGAGCCTTTGTCCTCTGGATATTTCATAAATGCAAATGCAAATGCTTCTCATTTTCTCGATAAATTCTGGACGGATTCCCATTAATGTAACATTATTACTAATGATTATTATTATTAATATTATTATTATTA